TAGTAAAATCTTAAATGATTATCTAATCGTAGTGCACAATCTTCGTCTGTCAAAACTCAAGACATTCAAGAAGAAGAATAAACAAGGTGGTTTCTGGTTTACGTCAGAACAAAAAGACTATGAGTATTGCACAGAGCGTGTTATTACAGCTAACACACCTAAGCAAACTCAGTTTGCATCTATCATGCGGATGAGAAGCATCATGTCATATCCTACTAAAGAAGAATATGTGAAGTCATTCTTAAAGAGTGTAGATCATAAGTGTATTGTTTTTGCTAATACACAGGATCAAGCTGATAGAATGTGTAGTCATAGTTATCATTCTGGTAATGCTAACTCTGATCATAACTTGGAACTCTTTAGTGATGGTAGAATAGATAAACTCTCTTGTGTTCTACAGTTATCTGAGGGTGTAAGTATACCTAATCTAAAAGAAGGCATTATAATGCATGCTTATGGTAATGAGAGAAAAACATCTCAAAGGATTGGTAGACTGCTCAGATTAAATCCAGATGATAGGGCAACCTGTCATATCTTATGTTATAAAGACACAATTGATGAGCACTGGGTCAATACAGCTCTCAAGAATTTTGATAGTAACAAAATCAAATACGTAAATATCTAAGCTATGATCTTAAAAGATTATGGAATATGGCTCGCTAGTCTCAGTCACAGAGAACTTAGAGCTGAAAGAGATAATTTGCAATCTATAGTATCTGTCAATAATGAAATATCTAAGGATACTAAGAATATTTCAAAAGCAAAGCTTAAAGTCCTAACGGATTTTATTAGTTCTAAAGTTTAAACCTTAATTAAAACAAGATGGATAACATCCTACTAAAGAACATAGTCAACAGGCATTTTAAAGTGGATCTTGATAGTAATAGCAACGATCCTGTAATCTTTGCTGCTCGTAGTGTATACTCTGGTATTGCTAAATCTTATTCTCTAAGAGTAACAGAGATAGGCAGATCTATTAATAAAAGTCACTCTTGCATTGCGCGGTATCTTAAAAATGCAGACTACCGTTTGAACAATGATCTAGAGTTCACTAAGAAATACAATGATTGTCTTAAGGAATATGAGAATGATATTCCTGAAGACTCTTCAGAGAGATCACTAAACTCTGAGTTGGCTGAGCAAAATAATAACTTGCAGAATGCCAACAGAGAACTTAAAACTAAAGTTGCCTATCTAAATACAGTTGTAACTGATCTTGAGAGACATATAAATTCTATGAAACTCAAAGGACTTTATGGAGATATTGACAGGTTCCGTGATATCATTGACTTACTTAAAGAAAGAGTCAGTGAAGGTCAAGAGAAAGATGCCTACAATAGAATTTTAAGAACTCTAAATAGCAGGGGTCTTAAGTTTTATAACACTCATACTGATACTTTTAAATCATGGTAGAGCAAGACAACCGCACACCACTAGAAATAGTGGAAGAAAAATATCCTGTGACACTGGAAGCCTTCAGAGATATACAAGCTGAACAGCTCGAACTCTTTGCTAAAAAGATGTTGGACTACGGGCCCCGTAATATCACTCTTGGTAGAGACATGTCACAAGAGGATAACAAAACCATGAGCCTGCAGAATATATGGCTTCGTATGAGTGATAAGATGGAGAGGATGCTAAACCTGCTGTGGAAGCATGTAAAACCTCAGAACGAGCCCATAACAGATAGCTGGCTCGACATCTCTAATTACTCTATCATCTCACTAATTATTAATCGCAATAAATGGGGAGAGTAATGGGAATGATGAAAAGAGTTTATATGGAAAGTCTACAGCAGGAACAAGATGATCCTGCTGTAGAACAGTTCTTTCCTGTACAAGAAACATGTCCAAGTTGTTTGAATAAACAACTTCTCCGTACTAAAGATGAAGCATACTGTGAGAGATGCGGGCATTCTTTTATTTATGTAAAAGATGAGATCCGCTATAAGTAGGTTATCAATCAAACTTTCTTATATTAATATATAAGATCCTTACAACTAAATGGAATCAGTGAAAACATTTTTAGTAGAAGCTCAGCCTATTCTTTTTACAATAGGCTTAAGCTTATTTATTGCTACGGCGAGTCTGGTCATTACTATATTTGCTATACGCAGTATAACCAAAGAGTGTATGAATGAAAAGTGATTTCTTTGCTAATGCCATAATCAAGCAAGGTGAAGTTCACTTCCCTATAAAAGCCCAGGAAACAAGATATAAGAACTTCCTTAGTGAGTTCCCTGATGATACTCGAGTAGAAATATTTGTAAGTTTAAATACAGGTAAGGGTAGTAATGCTCAGCTTGCCAAGATTCATGCCATGTGCAGGGAAATAGCAAATGAGATAGGCTATACCTTTGAAGAAACTAAACTACAAGTAAAAAGAAAAGCCGGGCTATGTATTACTAAAAATGGTACAGAGTACTGCAAATCCTTTAGCAAGTGTGATAGCTCAGAGCTTAGCCTTGTTATACAGGCTTGTATTGAGATTGGAGATTTTAATGGAATGCAATTAAGATAGTGCGCTCCGCATAGCTTGGTCAATCTCAGCCATCTTTTTAAATGCTGCATCTTTATCTCCTTCCAGGATTAGCTTGAGTGATTCTTTAAGTTCTTCTTTAGAAACTTTCATCTCAACTTCCTTATGAAGCTTTTGATCAATAGCATTATACTTGAACATCTGATGCAAAGCAAAGATTGTATACATATGAGTCTCTAGAGGAGAGAGTTCTGGTTCTTTACCACCAATGATCTCCTCAAATTTTCTAAAAGTATCAGGAATTGTCTTAGGGTCCTCAACAAGCTCAGTAATAAAATACATGAGCAGATTTTCTAATCCCATGATAAAGCTAGTATTGACTTTTAGATTCTCAATATTTTTTGAGAAGTCATATGTAATTGTCTTATTATCTTCCGCCATGACTAAGTATTTACTCAAAGATACCACTTTATGATTAACATTCAAGATAAGAAAGATCACTACGTGTCTTTATTTGAAGACACTGATTGGACTTTCATACATGAATACTTGCAGTCTTCTAAGTTTGATGATATTATTGTCAAGCTTGTAGAGCAAGTAGAGCAGGGTAACCGTTTTACCCCTAAGTACAAGGATATGTTTAACTCATTCCTTGCATGTCCATATAAAGATGTAAACGTTATCTTTGTTGGACAGGATCCATACCCTCAGTTAGATGTAGCTGATGGTATTTCTTTCAGTTGTTCTAAGACTAACAAAGAACAACCCTCACTGAGATACATATTCAATGAGCTGCAAAGACAGTATCCTAATGCTACACGAGATTGTGATTTAAGCAGATGGTCTAAGCAAGGGGTGTTAATGTTAAATACAGCTCTTACTGTCCAAGTAGGAAAGATTGGATCACACTATAGTATTTGGCGTGACTTCAGTCATTATCTCTGCAAAGAGTTAAACAAACGGAGTGATTTAATTACAGTTCTTCTTGGTAAGAAAGCTGAAGAGTTTGAAATTATCTTAAAAGATACACAGATTTTAAAAGTTCCACATCCTGCAGCAGCTGCATATAAAGGTGGTGTATGGGACTCTAAGAATTTGTTTATAAGAATAAATGAAATGTTAGAAGCACAGAATAAATCTACTATCCAATGGTAAAACATGAAGAAGCTATTGACATTGTTGATAAGTTCACAAAAGATCTACATGATTTTGTTGACGACATTAATAAGAAGTATGGATACTCTATAACTTTAGCTCTAAAGAATAAAGATATAGGACCAAAGGTTCTTAGTCTTCCAGATCTTCATAGAATTATTATTGAGGTAGCTGTAGAGCAACATCCTTATGTATTAAAGGACATGAGCTTCAAGACTAGAAAAGAGCCAGCTATAACATATCAGCATTACTTTACTCACATTGCATTTTATAAGCTGAGGTATAGTAAAACTGATATTGGTTTATATCTTAATAAGAAGACGCATCATACCATTCTTCATTCAATCCGAAGATGTGAACAGTATCTACAGGTTGATAAGAAGTTTATTGGTATCTATAACTTAATTCTAAGAAAAATAGAAAACTATGTGGGAACTATTCCGGAAGATGGATCGCTTAAATCTGAGTCCAAATCAATGTCTTCTACTCTTTAGCATACATAATAAGGTAACTCCTTCTGTATATACTGAGTTTGATTTAGATGCTTTAAGAAAACAAGGATATCTAAAAGATAATAAAATCACAGCAGAGGGCTCAAAGGTTATCAATGAGTTAGATAATTACTTTTCCATAAAGAAAAAGAAAACTACAAATGAGCTCATTGGTGTTGATGGGGTTACAGCTATCAAGCAGTATCGTGAAATATTTCCTGCAGGTAAGCTACCTAGTGGGGTACCTGCCCGTAACAATGTAAAGATCTTAACTGAAAACTTTAGATGGTTTTTTAGTGAACATGATTATACATGGACAGAGATTTTACAAGCTACTCGGATGTATGTCAATGAATACAGAGATAAAGAATATCTGTATATGCAGAATAGTCAGTACTTTATATCCAAGCAAGATAAGCATAAGGTTAAGACCTCTAAGCTAGCTGACTACTGTGATATGATTCGGGATGGTGTAACCACAGAAGAAGAACACTTTAAAGAGAAGGTAGTATGAGTAACATTGAACAGGCTTGGAATGGGCAACATACCGCATTCCAGGATGCTCTTAAGTATATGCTTAATAGGCAAACCGGTAAAGAGAAATCAATCTATACCCCATGGCCTAAGTTCAATGATGCTACTACTGATGGTTTAGAGTGGAATACACTTACTGTTATTGGCGGAAGACCAGGTGCAGGTAAAACCTTAATGAAAGATCAGATGGTTCGTGAGTCTTTCATTCTTAATCCTGAAGATAACTTTAGAGTATTAGAGTTTCAGTTTGAGATGGTTGGTAGAACCTCTGCTATCAGAGAGTTTAGTTCTATCACTGGTAAAACTTATAAAGAGTTATGTTCTGCTGGTAGTACACTAAGCAGTGATATACTTAATAAGTGTCATCAGTATGCTAAAGATAGAGTTAAGTACCCTGTAGATGTCATATCGAAGCCTATGTCTGTTAACCAGATGCGGGATCAGATTGATATGTATATGAACTATCATAAGGGTAAAAAGACAATCATTACTTTAGATCATACTATACTTGTTAAGAGAGCGCCATACCAACATAGTACATTAGATATGCTCTTTGAGCTGGGTGAGTTCTTTACTCAGTGTAAAAGAGATTATCCTTGTTTGTTTATTGCTATGTCACAGCTTAATAGGAATATAGACAATCCGGATAGAGCTGTAGATGGCAAGTATGGAAACTATATTCTTGAGTCTGACATCTTTGGTTCAGATGCTATGTTACAACATGCTGATACTCTGATTGGTATCAATAGGCCAGCTAAACAGAAGATTAGATTCTATGGCCCTGATAGATATATTATAGAAGATGACAGAACATTAGTTCTGCACTTCTTAAAAGCACGTAATGGAGATACTCGCATGAGTTTCTTCAAAGCTGCTTTTGAAAAAATGGAAATACATGAAATGGAAACACCTTTAACACAAGAAAGAAGATGAGCCCAGTAGAAAGAAAACAAAAAGTAGCAGCTCTGCGAGAAGAGCATGAAGATTACTTCCAGACTATTGGTAATATCAATGCACTATTCATTCCCAAGATGGCTTATAGACCAGTGGGTATGGATGACTTACACATTAGTTTCTTTCCCAGTGAATTACAGAAAGAAAGTGATATCTATACTGAATTTGTGAGTATAGATTATGATTCCGAGGATCCAAAAAGAACATTATATTTGCTTAAGCACAACCCTAATTGGAGCAAATATAAGATTGTCACATCCAGTTCCGGATTTGAAAGACATCTTGTTCCGGTTAAGGATCTGATAGCAATTAATGATGTTGTTACCAGGAATAAAGAGACCAATGCTTTTAATACACAGACAGCTTTGGATCTCCCAAGTCCTGATGAAAGATCTATTGTAGATGTATTGATTGGTATTGAGAAAGCACTGTTGAGTATAAATGAAAAACTAAACAAGTAATGGCGCAAAGCACATTAATTATAGCCGAATCAGGCTCTGGTAAATCAACTTCTATTAGGAATCTTGATCCTAAAGAGACTTTTATTATCAACATTGCTAACAAACCGTTACCTTTTAAAGGATGGAAGAGTAAGTATACTCAGATATCTAAAGACAATCCTAAGGGTAATATGACTTCAGCTTCTAGTTCCGCAGGAATTATTAAAGCAATGAATCATGTTAATGATAATATGCCACATATCAAGAACTTAGTTATTGATGACTGGCAGTATATGAGTTCATTTGAATACTTTGATAGGGCAAATGAAAAAGGCTATGATAAATTCACTCAGATAGCTTCTAACCTGGCTCAGGTTGCTAAAATGCCAAAAGATCTGAGAGATGATTTGTATGTGTTTTTCTTAACCCATTCAGAAGATTCAACTGATGTCAATGGCCATCGTAAGGTAAAGGCAAAGACAATCGGTAAGATGATTGATAATGCTCTGACTTTAGAAGGTCTGTTTTCTATAGTCTTGTTTGGTAAAGTTATCAAGCAAGAGGACGGTACTCTAGAATATGTCTTTGAGACAGTAAACAACGGAGAGAATACCTGTAAATCACCAATGGGAATGTTTGAAGAAAACAAGATCCCAAATGATCTTCAGTATGTAAGAGATTGCATAACGAAGTTTGATGAATAATTCAATTAATTAATTATGTTTAATACAAAAGACATGTCTGCTGGGTCAGGCAAAGTAAAACCTGTAATCTCTACAGGTAACCAGGTTATCAAAATCAACTCTATAACCTTTGATCAAACTCCTTATGATAAGGATGCCTACAACATCACATTGCATGTTGAGAGCGAGCCTGTAAAGGGTGAGTTCCAAGGATTTCTTAAGGATGTGAATGACCCTAATGGCCCACGTTATGAAGGTCAAGTTGGTAGGGTAAGATTCTCTCCTTATCCCTATAAAGATGCAACGCTACCATCAGGTAGAGAAGTTAAGCGAGATACTGAGGTTCTTAGGGCTATGGTATATCTAGGTGAAGTTCTTGGAAAGAGAGAAGAGCTAGATATGGTTGAAGCTAATACCATTGAAGAGTTCATGAATTCTTGCAACTCTTTGTTTAGCAACAGTGAGTTTATCAATGCATGCATTGGTGCTCGTGAATGGGAAAACAAAGAAGGTTACATCAACAATGATTTCTTCTTACCTAGAATGTCTAAAGATGGTATTCCATTGGAGGCTCTCAATGTAGAGAACTCTAGACTTCTCAAGTTTGATAAAGCTAGCCATGTTAGAGAAGCTCAAAAGAAGCAGTCTCCTGCTGCAAATAACTTTGAGCCAGCTACATCTAACACTGGTGATGACTTTGATCTCTAATATAATGGGGGCTTCGGCCCCCTTTTTATTATGCTCAATACAAAGAATCTTATTATAAC